ACTCCATGCGGCATAAAAGCAGAAGCCCTCCCAAAGTGGCGGGCGATAAGAAACGCCAGTGCAAGCACACATTCAGAATCACTGCCGCTCACTGCGCCCCGTGCAGCGGTTACAACGTGGAGTGCAAGCACTATGAGGGAAACGATGCTGCTGATACAAAGCATTGTCCCCGGTGAAACAATAGGCAGCCCTGCCCGCAGAAGCGGGGCTGCTTTTTATGTGGCGTGGGGTGTCCTTCTGGTACAGGGACACCGTGAGCGGGGCCGGACCCCGCCTGCGCCTGCTTAACGCTTTCCATGAAAGCCGGGCACGGCCATGAAGTCAGCCGCCCGGCACGGCGGAGCGGTGCTGTACAGCAGCGTCCTCCTTTCCGTTCAAGCCCGATGCAAAACCGGGCTGCCGTTCTTGCCGAAGCCGCACCCGCATGGATATGACGGGAACGGGTGCGCCGCAGTGTGAGCGTAGAAACACCCTGTTCAACTTGCTCAGGCCAAAAGCAACAGGCCATTGCAGTGGCCGCCCCGCTCTGTACCTCTCTTACGGAGCGGGTCTGATATGCGAGCGCAGGGAGCCGCCTGTTTCCGATTCCCCATCATCAACAGGCGGGCCGGTTCGATGCCGGCCGTTCGCACAAGAAAAGAGGACAACTATGGAAATCAAATGCTTGACCCAGGACTTCCCGCAGGGAAAACGGGTATACGATGCGGACGGCGTAGCTCCTTCGCTGATGCACACCGCCAGCACCATGCGGTCACAGGCCATTCTGGTTCGAGGGGGGGCAGCGGCGTGAACGCTGAGAAAGACGTGTGCTGCATTGCATCCACCCAGACTAACGCCGAACGCCTGATGAATACAGCACCAACCCTGAGCCGTGACAAGGACAGAACCATTGTAGGCTACAACTCGTTCTGCCTTGCCGGGAACTTCGTTGACCGAAACACAAACCAAAATGGAAGTGGTGTCCGAGAGAATGCTTCGTTCACGCTGAACACACAAGATCGTCATGCGGTGGCCTACGATGCCAGAAACAGCCGCCTGAACGGTACAGTGAGCGGAACGCTCCAAGCGAAAGAATCAGGGGGATGGAGTTTGAATTACATCAACCCGGTCATTCAGCCGGATGTGCCGCGCCTGCCGGAATGGATCGTGCGCCGCCTGTTGCCGATGGAATGCGGGCGGCTACAGGGTTTTCCAGATGGCTGGGGAGAAATCGCGCCGCTGACGGACGCAGAAGAAACCAAGTTCTGGCGGGAAGTGTACCTGAGAAATTGCAAGATCAAAGGGCAGAAACCGAAGAAGATCATTGCCCGGGCGGATGGAGCCAGAAGCGATGCCGCAGTGAAGAGATGGCACGACGAGCTGCACAGTCCGTCGGCGGAGTATTCCATGTGGGGTAACGGAATGGCCTTGCCGAATGCCCTGTTCTTCGTCCAAAATGCTTTCCGAGAATTGGGGAAGCCTACGGCGGAGGTAAAGCTGGGCAGCCTGTTCGATGGAAGCGGGACCATGCCACTGTGTGCTGTGATGTGCGGCGGGCGGGCTGTATGGGCAAGCGAAGTGGAGCCTTACCCGATTGCCGTTACCAAAACACACCTGCCGGAGATGCAACACCTCGGCAGCATAACGGACATCAAAGGCGGTCAGATCGAGCCGGTGGACATCATCACCTTCGGCTCTCCTTGCCAAGACCTGAGCATTGCGGGAAAGCGCAAAGGACTGGGCGGCGACCGAAGCTGCCTGTTCTATGAAGCAATCCGGGTCATCCGGGAAATGCTGTCTGCCACAGGCGGAAGGTATCCGCGCTTTGTCATTTGGGAAAATGTGCCGGGTGCGCTGTCGTCGCATGGCGGAAAGGATTTTGAAATTGTTCTCAACGAGCTTTTGCACCTCCGAGATTTTGCCGGAGGTAGAACAGATAAGCCTATTCGCCAGCATGGAAAATGGGAAAAGGCTGTGTCCTACGGAGCTGTTGCCTATCGAATTGTCAACGCTCAATATTGGGGAATCCCCCACCGTCGCCGAAGAATATATGCTGTCTGCGATACTCGTGGAGAAGCCGCCACGATGGTCACTTTTGAGCGTGGCGGCACTGAATGGCATTTTAGACCGTGCCTCCCGGAGGGGGGGCAGACCGTTGCCTGCCTTGCTCCTGACTGCTATTCATGGCATGATCGCATGGTGGAAGCAGGAAAGCTCCGAGGGGGGGCAGAACGAGCCTACACCCTGAAAATCCGGCAAGGCTGTGAGGGCGGCGGCAAAGGTCCGCTGGTGCAGACGGAGCTTTCCGCGACGCTGGCGACACGCCAAGACCAAAGCCTGATCCAACGTGCTGCCGGGTTTGACCTTGGAAATTCTGGCGGAATCGGCTATTCAGAAGAATGCAGCCCGACACTGATGACCGGGGCGGGCGGAAACAAAACGGCTGTTGTACAGAATCAAAGACTGATGGAATCTCTGGTGCTAAACGACCAAGGCGGGAAAAACATGGATGTTTCTGTAAATGTAACAGGAACTCTCCGCGCACAAACACACGGGCACCCGCCTGTTGTGTTCCAAAAATCGGAGGATGAAGGAAATGAGACCTGATACCCTGTCGAAGCTGGCTGTATCTGTTGCGATTTGCGCGGCAGCTGCCAGCAGCGTTGCCGTTGGACTGGCAAACAGCCGGATCGACGACCTGGAAATCCAGCGGGATATTTACAAATCCCGCGCGGAGGACTGGGAAGGAACCGCCGGAGTTATCGCCCAGTATGCAGACGATCTGGCGGACGAGTTGAAAATCAGAGATAGGCTGGATGAGAAGCTGCTTGTCGAGTATGCAGGGGTTTTCAAGTGTACCGCATACTGTACCGAGAAATACCAGCACATCTGCGGCACAGGAACGGGAATCACCGCCAGCGGGCAGCCGATCCAAGCGGATGTAACCGTGGCGGCAGACCAAACGCTTCTGCCCTATGGCACAGTAATCTACATCGAAGATGTAGGAATCCGCATTGTGCAGGATAGAGGCGCAGGGGTGCAGGGCGATCATTTGGACGTTGCTGTTTCCGGCAGCCATGAAGACGCTTTGAAATGGACAGGCTATGGCGAACACCGGGTCTGGATCATCAAGGAAAATAACTGATAGGAGGAAAACAACATGGATGGACTGGTTAAAACCCTCGGCACAGTTCTGCTTTTGCTGGCTGCTGCGCTCTGGGCAGCGGTTTTGCTGCTGGTGCCTGCTGCATTGGTGAAGCTCTGCTGGGTGTACCTGTTTGTATGAGGCTGGCCGGGATGAAGATGTATGAAATTGCCCTGAAAGGCTATGGCCGAGGGCTGCCCGCATGGTTGGCATACCGGGTCAAGGCAGCGTCGGCAGAAGAGGCCGTTTGTAAGGCGAAGAAGCAAGCCGCAGAACACTACATAGAATTTGAATGGTTTGAAGTTCAATCCATCGGAGAGGTGCGCACATGAAAATTGCAGCGATTGCCAAAGTAATCAAAGACCGTGCATCCTGTCGCATTGTCAGGATACACGGAGCGGAAGACACCGAAACGAGTATGTTCATTGGCACAAGCTCTGAGCTTTACTCGCTGGAAGGATTCCCGAAACCGTGGACGGAAGCTGAAATTATGACAATGCTTGGCATCCAGAAAAAGCAGTGGGACGATGTGATCTACAGGGAATACCTGTGCGATACCGAAGCGGATGTTTGCGGTATGAATCTGGAAGATGCGCTTCGGGACGAGGTGGAGTGCAGAACAAGTTCCATCAGCCTCAGCATCGGAGGAACGCTTTTCATGGGGCTTATGACCCCGGACAAAAAGAACATTGATTTTGTCGCTGTCAGCAAGCTGGCACCCATTATGGACGAGATCAAGAAAAGTGACTACATCAACTACTGCCTGCGCTATGCAGCGAACGGCTCACGGTACTACGTTGTCCGGGATGGGATGATGGTGCGGGCAGCACTTCTGCCGATCACGCTGTCAGATGGCCTGTTGAAGGGTATGCAGAATATCGTGAACATGGCCCGGAATACGGCACAGCAGGGCGGCAAGGCGGGTGAAAACAATGCCTGACAAGTACATCAATGCAAGCAGGCTGATTAGAAAGCTGGAATATGTTCGGAAAAGCGGACTGGCAGAACTGGTTGGCAACCCTACCTATGCCGGGACAGCAGCCGAAGTGCGAATGTACCAGATTTACGACGGCATGATTGACCTTCTCAAAAACGAGCCGGGAGAAGATGTTGCCCCGGTAAAACCACTGGGATGGCCTGTCTGCCAACAATGTGGTCGTCCGATGGTGTACTGCGGGAAAAAGAAAATCGGGGCTGATCGGTGGAAGCAATACAGCTGCAAGGACTGCTACAACCAGAATGTTTCCAGAAAGGCAGAAGATGATGCGTAAGTTTGCAAAATCGCTGGCCGTGGCTGCTTGCACCGCCGCGTTGTGCGGAATGCTGGCAGGCTGCGAATCGGTCAAAAGCGCAGTGACCAAAGAATATCTAGTCAAAACGGTGTACGTCTATTCGCCGGATGGCAAATTACTGGACAAAGGAACGCCGGATCAGATGCTTAGTACAGGGTACTACACAAGAGTTGAAATCACAATGAACGGAAAGCGGTATACAACCAACTGGGGAAACGTGGTTATGGTGGAGGAATGAGCTATGGACGCTGTAAAAGCTGATGTAAAGCGGCTGGTTAAAATTGAACTGGCCGCAGCGAACAGAAAATTTCGGATGTTCGCAAGCACCCACGAGGGCGTGGCGGTCATTCAGGAAGAAACAGTGGAAGCCGCACGGGAAATGGATGCTCTGCGCCGGGAGCTGAATGCAATGTGGATGGGAGCTTACTCCAACAATCCGCAAATCTCGACAAAGGGCGTGTATGACCGGGCAGTTGCCTTGGCTGTTGAAGCTATTCAGGTGGCAGCGATGGCCCGGAAGTTTGAACGCAGCCAGCGTCGGGGTTGGCCGGGAGCAAAGGAGCCGCACCATGGCGAAGAAAACTAAAACGCCGGCAGAGATCGAGAAAGTCACCATAACCATGAGCCGCCCGGTGGCCGAGGCAGTGGCGAAAGCCTGCGAGATGTATCTTCGTCTGCACATGGGCCAGTTTGAAGACCTGACAGATGAACTTTGCATGGCAAGGTTCTATGCTACTCTGGAAAACGATTCGTTTGCCGACAAAGAAGAACAAGATGGAATCTTCCGTATCTCAATCGACTGGCGGAACATCATGCGGGAGGAAATGGACGGGCTGTACAAAAGATATGTTCTTTCCGCCCCGCTCGATTACTGCATGAGAATCCCGTACCGGGCAGAACAGGTCTGGCTTGCAATCCGCCACGCTCTGGCATGGCATGATAACCCGAAGGGGGACTACACGGTTCAGTACGACAAGCCGCTCAACCGTTCAGATCAGCCGCAGCCGATGGTGCAGCTGTACGAGGCACCCACCGAGGAAAAGCCTGCCTGTGATGGCAAGTGCGCAAAGCGTGGGAGGTACTAAGCATGGGAAGACTGATTGACGCGGATGATCTTTTAATTGCGTTTGGCAATGCTCTTAACAATGCAAACCTAAAGATAGGATACGGTTTCATGGAGTGGGTCGTGAATGAACAACCGACAGTGGATCTGGAAAGCCGCCGCCCGGTAGCACACATTGTATGGAGAGAACGAGAAAAACAGTATGTAACATACGATCAAGTCCCACCAAATGAGTGCTGCTACAATGGGAAACTGTGCTACACAAGACGGATCATAACAATCGAAAACGGAAAAGTTCCGTTTTGCTCAAACTGCGACCATAGATTGGATGATTGCGCAGGCAGCTTTTGCCCGGTATGCGGAGCAAAAATCAAAGAGAGAGAAAGAAAATGAAGCCGAAAACGAAATCCGAGTTGATGGCTGAATGGGCCAGCCAGCCCAGTCAGCTCAAGAAAGAACGAGAAGTCAAGACTGTCCGCAAGGCTATGGATGATGCCTGCGCCGTGATTCAAGATGGTCTGACCCGATATGTGAAGAAAAAGACCAAGGCCCGTAGCATGGAAAAAGCTGAGACTGACCCATTTGCGGAACTGGCGAGCTGGGAAAGCATGGAACAGATTCAAGACGCATACGGCTACGGAGAAATCACTGCGGACAAACGGGAAAAACTCACCGACCTGTGGGAAACCCGGGAAGCTGCAAAGAACAGCCGTAAAGTTGACAACAGATACCATGACCTTGTGACGGAAATGCTGGAAACGGCAATTCGTCGGGTGGGAAACGAGTATGCAGATATGCTGTTTGAGTATGACCAGAAACGCAGAGAAGCAGAAAAGCAGTGCGAACAGCTGGCAATGGAAGGAATGATGAAAAAATGAAAGACATTGGACCCGAGAAAATCTGCTGCAACTGCCGCTGGCATGAGGGATATACCGGGGTTTGCTTCAATGGCCTGTCGCTGAACTGCACCGATGCCACCGACGTTGAGGACGGCTGCGAACACTGGGAAAAGCGGACGGACGAAAACGGCATTGAAGACTACGAGGTACTATGAAATGAAGACCAAGAGGATGAAAAAGCTCCTGATGGGCATGGGGCTGTCTCGGAACCAGGCAACCCGGATGATTCAGGAGCAGCGCACCGAAGGATCGAAGGACGTGAGCAACGCTCTTTACTTTCACGTCTTCCAAAAGAACTTCAATCTGATCGTGTCCAACTGCGGCGGCGAGGTGCTGCCCTATCTCAACAGCTTCGTTTTGAAGTGACTACAGGTTGAAGTCGTTTCCAGAAAATAAGCAAGCCCGTCGTAAAATTGCCGCCCTGACGAGGCGGCAAGGGGCTTGTATACTGTGGATAAACTAAGAACCAGCGGAAAACTTAGCTTGAGGTTAGATTGAAAATTAGCTTGTAATCTAACCAAGGTCTAAGCAAGATTTAGTCAAGACCTATGCAAGCCGTTCCCCGTGGCGGGGGTACAGGGGGAACCCCTGTATTGTCTCCCCGCGGCAGAAGGGCGCAACGGACAGCAGGGCTTCCCGGAGCGGGGGCGGGGGCAAGCATAGAAGTTCCCGGGCGGCTGGCGGTTTTGCCTTTATTCAGCAAAAGGGATGTTCACGGAAAGGAGGACGTAGTGGGTATGAGCGGCGGCTTTTATGTCAGAGAACAGAAATATATCTGCGGCAAGGATTATGCCACTGCGCCCACCATGCAGGCAGAGTTTTTCGAGGTTTCGGAGAAAGAGCATAAAGCCAGCACCCGGCGGAAGAAGGAACTTGCCACCAGTCTGGCGAAGGAAGCCTATAACCTCCGCAAATCTGGCCGCTATCTCGTTCTGCTGGTAAACACGAACTTCCGCCCCGGCGATTTCTCGGTTACATATACCTACGATGATGAACACCATCCGGCTCCCAATGACTTTGCCCGGGCTGACCGGGATTTTTCCAACGCTGTGAAGAAGCTGTACCGTCTTTGCGACAAGAACGGCATCCAGCGTCCGAAGTGGGTCGTGGTGACGGAGTATTGCACCATGGACCCGGTGACGGGTGAAGTTCTGGGGCGGCACCATCACCACGTCATTATGACCCACCCGGCGGGGCTGACCCGGGAAATGGTGGAACAGGCATGGAATGGACGGGGCATGGCTCGGTGTGAGCCACTGCACTTCGATCATGGCAGCATCGAAAGCCTTGCCCGGTATATCGTGAAGAACCGTCGGTGCAAACGGCATTGGCGGCAGAGCCACGGCTTGCAGCCGCCCAAAATGCCCCGCCCGAACGACAACAAAATGAGCCGCAGCAAGCTCAAGGACGTTTGCGAAAACTGCCTGGAAGACCGGGCATATTGGGAACGGATGTACCCGGGGTATACCATGCATCGGTGCGAAGTCATCATCACGGGCAATTCGACCCGTCACCTGATCGTGAGCCTGTACCGCAAGGAGCAGCCAAAGAGCAAGAACAGGAGGAACCAGCCTTGAGCGCAAGAATGGAACTGGAAGACCTGCCGCCCCGGTATCGTGCCCAGGCGGAGAAGCAAATAGCCGCCCGCTGCGCATGGAAAGCCCCGGCGGGGGCGGTATCGCTGGAAGCAGCGGCCAAGGCTGCCGGGGAGATCGGGAAGACCTTCGAGAGCAGGGGCGAGTATGATTTTTACATCGGCACGGTGCTGCCGGGCATCCAGTCCGGCAGGATCATCAAGGCAACGCCGCACGTTGCCTTTCCTTTGCTGCCCGCGAAGGATTTCTGCGCCGTCCACCTCCCGGCGGCAAGGTATACGGCGGATTATGTGCTGGAATATGCCGACGGAACGGTGGAAGTGGTGGAGATCAAGTCAAAATTCACCCGGCGGGCGCAACGGGACTACATCTACCGCCGCAGGCTGTTTGTTGACCTGATTGCAGAGCCGCGGGGCTATGTGTTCCGGGAGATCATCACCCCAGACACAAAATCCGAGATCAAAGAGTGGAAACGTCTGGCTGAACAGGCGGGAAAGGAATCATCATGGGCAAAAGCAGAGCAAGAGTGCCGTCGTACTACCGGCAGAGCATCCAAAATGCTGTAAATCGGCAGATCAACCTTGGCCGCACCAAAACGGCGGCATCGCTGAACCGGGAAGCTATCGGACAGGTCGTGTCGTACTGCTTTGTGGCAGCAGCACACGACATTCTGGATTTTGATGCAGGAAAGGCGGCTGTGCTGACCGTCAAGATGAACAATGCGGCGGAACGGTACACGCTGGATCGGGACAAACGAGGGGCACGGAAAGCCCGCATTGCGTTGGAAGATCGCACCACGCCGCTGATGGTTGAGCGGTTCTTACTCCCGGCGGGCAAGCTGGGCAAGACGGCCAATGAGCGGGAAATCCTTGCCGAACGCCGGGATGCTGCCGACATGGTGGCCCGGTATTGCGTGGAAGCTCTGCACGACATGAGCTATACCGTGGAGCAGATCGCCGCTGTCATGCAGGAAACCCGCTCCAACTTCGAGCAGTTCCTTGGATGGTCCGAAGATGGCGAGATGGTGGCTTACGAGAAGCTGCGCCGTGTGGTGGAGGACATCTACGGCGTGGGGGCTATGGTTGAGCGGGTGAACGGGCAAGGCCCCATCTTCGGCAGCGAGTTTTAATTTTTCGGGAGGCAGAGCATGAAGACACACGAGGCGGAAGCAATTCTGAAATACTGCGCAGACATTCCGCGTCGGCTTTCAATCATCCGCCGCCAGTGTGCCGCTCTGGACGACGAAGTGGACACCCTGAAAGGCATCAACATGGACGGTATGCCCGGCGGAGGGCGGCCCGGGGACAGCACCGCGGCGATGGCCTGCAAGATGGATGATCTGGGCATTGGCGACAGGCTGCGCAGCCTGGAACGTCAGCAGGCTCTTTTGAAGTACGACGAGGCTTTGATCCGGGGACAAATTGACCGCCTGGACAGTGTCCACAATCTGATCCTGACAGAATACTACATCGGCCACAAAAAATGGGCAGAAGTGCAGGTCGATGCGGGATACAGCATCCAGCATTTGAAACGGCTTCGGAACGTGGCTTTGCTGGCCTTTGGCCGAGGCGTGGAACGGCTGCCTGAGTGCCCCGCCTTATTATCACGCGCGTATAACGTGCGCGAGACCCTGCCCAGGGCAGATGCGTGGCTTGAGGGCGATATTCTCCTATAGGGGAGATCGACCGTCGGGGCCTCACGCAAATGCGCTTCCGCAAATTGTGTCCACCCGGCGCAGAAAAACAAACACGACTACCCGAAAATGTGGAAAAGTTGGCAAGAAATTACCCGGCGGGCTGTGTGGCCTGCCGGGTGCTATAGAGAAAGCCCGTCAGGTCATGGACCCGGCGGGCTTTTTGGATTTCGTGATTACTTTTCGTTCGGATTCTCAGAATCAGGCGGGGCGTTGCGCTTGAGGATGATCTGCGGGGCATCCGGGGCGGCTCCCTGCTCTTTGGCGTACCGGGCGATTTCATCCGGCAGCCCGACAGGGAAACCGTTCTCGTCAAGTGGTCCATCGTACCCGGTGAAGTCCACGATATGCACGGCGGGCGGCTCGGGAATCAGCTTGTAGTATCTGCCGTCCTCGTAGTTCTGATCCGTGACCCGGTTCCAGTAGCCAATATCGCCGTGTTCCTCCTGGGCGGCCTCCATTGCGTCCTTGGCCTGTTCTTCGGTCAATCCGTCGAAGGTCAGGCGGGAACCATCTGCAAAGGCGGCAACCAGCCGCCACGGGGCGAAAAATTCGGTTTCATCCATGAAAATGCTCCATTTCGTGCGGTTTTCGTAAATGAGTTGAAGTTTTGATAACGAAAAAGTTCAATTCAATCACAAAAAAGTGAATTTCGTGTACAAAATCAGCGATTCGATTTCGTGGGGATGTACCCATGCAGGCAGCGGTTGCAGCCGTATTTCGTGAGAGCGGCAGTCACACGATCTTCCGGGAAGTAAAATACAAGTTCGTTTTCGTTGGGGAGACCTGCTCCGGCGGGATATTCAAGCCCGGTGCACCAGTCTGTTTCCATCTCATACTTGCGGCGCAGATACTTGTAAACGTCCCGCTGGGCCTTGTCGAACACCTCCACGAAGGAGAAGGATGCACACGGCGGCAGTTCGTTTGCCAGCATGGGCACGTTGGCGGCGATCCACTCCACGATTTTGGCTTTGGCTGCGCTGCGGCGGGGTTTGTCCTCCCGGCGGATGGCATCCAAGATCATTACCAAAGCTGGTTTCGAGAGCTTAGAAAGCTGTTCGGCCAGGGGGTAAGGATTTTCGTGTAGCAGGGGCGACGTGCGCAGTTCATCGGCGAGATCGAGATCATAGCAGGTAACAGCCCGCTGGCGGTCGTCTACCCGCTCACTGGTGTAGTACAGCATATTCTCGACGTGCTTTTGTGCAGCCTCGGAAAGCTGCTCCACAAGGGCAATGCTGTCCTCAAAGCTGATCTGTGCTTCGTTCCGTTCGCCACTGCTCCTGCCCGTCTTATAGTCCAGGGGGATGATCCCAAGCTCCATAGCAAGGCGATAGATGTGCTTGCAAGGCTTTTTCCGTTTCACAAAATCGTTGCAGGTGCAGGCGGCAAGGCTGGTCTGATAGGGCAGCTTGCCGGAGCCGTAGAAAACCCCGGTTTCGTGTTCCCGGTCAATGCTGGTGGGACTGGTCTTGCTCTGCTGGGCACTGGTCAGCCGCTTTTCTTCGTCGGGTCCGGCGTTCTGTTCAGGCCAAGGGCCAAATGCAGGGATCGTATACATGAGAATACCTCCTTGTCGGTTTTTGTTACTGGATTTCGTTACAACCATGATAGGGCAAAACGCAAAGAAAAGCAATAAAACGCAAGAAAGATTTCGTCTGGAATCCCACAAAATCCCCGGCGGGTGGCCGGGGCGCAGAAATCAGGCAAAGCGGATGGTGTTTCGTGCCATGCGGCCGCGCAGGGCGGAGAGCGTCAGACTGCCGCAGGCGTTATCCCATCCACCCCCGGCGGCGGGAATGTAGGGATACAGGGTGCGCGGGTCGTTGGAATCCGGGTCAACGAGATGGTGGACGCGCCCGGTTTCATCGTCCGTGTAAACGTCCCATCCTGCAATGCTGTGGCGGGTATAGGTTTTCATACTCGAATCCTTCCTTTCGTGTTTCATGCTGGGCGGCGGCTCAGGCTTCGGTGAAGTGGGAGACGGTGCGCCGGGACAGCGCAAAGGCGATGGCGGGCACATCGTCGTCCGTTTCGCTGCGGGCTTTGATGGCCTCGGCGATGCGGGCCAGATCGTCCACCGTGATGCCGCCCGGCTTGCGGCTGCTCTCGGCTGCATCGTTCAAGATGCGGTCGTATTCTTCGCAATCGCACCGGGTGCAGTAGTTATTGGCAATGCAGGCGTAACGTGCGCCCTCAGCGTCCAGAATGCGGGTCTCTTTCAGTTTCATTTCGTGACAGCTCCTTCTCGTGTTATGGTTGGTGTTTGGGATGATCTCCCGGCGGCTGCCGGGGTAGTGGGGCGGGGCTGCTTTACGGTGCCTGCCCTGCCAGAGTGTCCGATTTCGTGTTATGCGTTGCCGTCGAGAACGTCCATCACCTGATGTGCGGCATACTTTCCGTTTGCGGTGAGCTGCCGCTGCCATGCGCTGTTGCGGGGAGACCAGCGGAAACCGTTCCGTTTCAACAGTTCGCGGGTCTCGTCATCGGGCTTGCCGTCGAAGATCAACTGTACCCGCATAGCCTCGGTGTCTTCCCGGTAGGTGTAACCGCTGCGCTCTTCTTCCACCGGGGCGGCGGCTTTGGCGGCTTCCAATTTCGTGATCCGCTCCTTTACCCGCTTGATGTTGGCGTTGCTGTTGCTGAGGGCGTAGGTCGGGAAGGGCTTGCCGTGGAACTGCAGCGGGGACCCGTCGCCGTTCCGCCCGCCTGCGGGGTAGACCTTCGGTTTCGTGATCCATGCCATAGTGTCGGCGGGGATGCCCTCGAAACCGTCCAGCGTTTTGTTTTTGCGGTAATAGGCATTGGCGGAAACCATCATTTCGTGCCCGGCTTCCAGCCCGGCCAGCTTCTCCCGGAGATAGTCCAGCACCTCGGGGTCATTGCTCTTGACGGTGAGGGTGTGGGCGGTCTTGAGCAGATCGAGATAGTGTTCCGCCTTGCGGAAGGTTTCGTGATTGGCTTCCCATGCTTTGACCTGCTTCTCCTTCTTCCGGGTCGGGAAGTTGCCAGCCCCGCAGATCATCACGCTGGGGCAGCGGGTGCCGATCTCGTTGTCCCGGTTGATGGCTTCGGCCAGCGTCCTGGCGTAGCGGTCAAACAAATACTCGGCGTGTTCCTTCTGGGCCTCGGTGCTGCACAGGGCTTTGACCCGTTCCAGGATGGCGGCAGCCTCGGAAACGTCGGCGTTATAGCCGGCGGTTGCGCTGCCCTTCTCGTAGTCGTCGAAGGACCGCATTTCGTGAGAGAGGCGGGCGGTGGATTCGTTGATGGTGTAAGTACGCATTTCGTGTATCTCCTTTTCGTGTTGGATTTCGTGATACTCCCGGCGGGCTGCCGGGGCGGTGGGATCGGGTCGCTTTGCGGTGCGGCCCGTCAAGGTGTCCGTTTAATCCATCTGGCAATAGTCCATGGCCTGATAGCCCATCCCGGCAAGTGCCCGGGTCATTGCTTCGGCGTTTCGTGTGCGGGCGTTGCCCTGCGCTCTGGTGTCCGGCCCGAAGACCCACCGACGGCCCCCGAACAGGTTCCAAGAAAAGCAGCTCGTGCCCGCTTCCTTGGCGGCCTGCTCCACCTTTGCCGCCTGCCAGCGGGGAAGACTGAGGGCGGCGGAATCAAAGTTGCAGGTGCCGCCGTCTTCCGGGTTTTCGTGTTCGGCGTTGCGTCCGGCTTCCAGCGCGGCCCGCAGGTCATCCCGCAGCTTTGCGTATTTGCCGGAAAGCGGTTTCGTGGCGGGCTTCTCGGTGAGGCGGCGGAACAGTTCCCCATACAGGCGGCGGGCGGTGTCCAGGTCTTCCACCTCGTCGCTCTCGATCTCGTTCCCTTCGGCATCCAGTGCGGCGACGGTGAAGCGGCCCGGGGTGATCTCGGCTACGTCCACGACGATCTGCCGCCCGTTGTAGTCGCTGCCCTCGTAGTGGAGCCATGCGGTGCGCTGGTGGGTCTGCTGATATGCTGTCATGGTGTGCATCTCCTTTTCGTTTCGTGGTATGCTCCCCGGCGGGCTGCCGGGGCGATGGGGCGGGGTCGCTTTGCGGTGCGGCCCTGCTGAGGTGTCCGGCGGGAGTTCAAGCGGTGTACAGGTAGCCGCGGCGGGCGCAGATGATGGTGAGGCGGGCGGCGTCAATCTGTGGTTGGAGTTCCGCGGCCTTGCAGGGGCTGAGCCGAATTTCGGTGCGCAGGGTCTGGATTTTCCACACGGCGGGAAGCTCCACGTTGATCTGCTCGAAGATGTTGTTAAACTTTTTCATGGTATTTACTCCTTTTCATGTTTCGTGATATGCCCCCGGCGGGCTGCCGGCGGGCGGTGGGGCGGGGCCGCTTTGGGCGGTGCGGCCCTGCTGGGGTGTCCGGGATCGTGTTCACGCATTCTGTGCAGCGGCGACCATTGCGGCGCAGTTCTTCAGGCGTTCGCTGGGGGTTTTCTCCATCTTTGCAACGGATTCGAGAAGCTCAAACGCTGCGGCTTTTGCAGCGTTCCGACTGTTTTTGCCGGGGCCGATGCTGACACCGTAGGCGGGGTGAACAGCGTACCAGATCGTGGCCTTGCCAAGGTGGAGCGCGTAATAATTGAAAACGCCGTCGGTGTAGCCGTCCCGCTTCTCCGCGTGGTTGGTGGGATTCTGCGGAGTGGTGCAGATAGCGTAAAAGCTGCACTTCTTCCAGCCGCCCGGCTTCTTGTCCGTCACGCTGGCGGGGATGATCTCCGGGGCGGGCTTGCTGGCGGGCTGTTCTGCTGCTGCTTTTGCGGCGGCTTTGCGTTCGGCTGCCAGCTTCTTGTTATAGGCGATGATCTCAGCGGTGGAGCTGAACCGACCAGCGGGGGCGGGCTTGCTGTCCTGCACCTGCAGGCAGCTGAACAGGTGGGATTTTGTCGGGTAGTAATGCGGATCGGGGGCGGCTTCCTTGCCTTCGGCCTCTGCCGCTTCCCGCTGGGCCTTGCTGGGCTTCGTGGTGTACTTCCACAAGTAGCATTCAATCAGTGCCTTTTCGTGGAGCTTGACGCTCTTGCCTTCCTTCTTCCAGTAGTCGAAGGTGTGCAGCTCGCTGGCTGCCAACATGATCTCCGCGTCGTGGGTGGTGCCGGGGTGCTGGGTGCCGTCGTCCTCAGTCACGGTGATCTGAGCGGCCAGGGCTTCGATCTGGGCGGCGGTGTGGTGTGCGGTGGCGATGGCGTGCAGGGTGGCGGGGGCCAGCTTCTCGGCCTCGCTGAGGATGATCTGATTATTGCTCATGCCTTTCATGGTACTTGCTCCTTTTCGTGTTGTGGTTGGTGTTCGGGATGATCTCCCGGCGGCTGCCGGGGTAGTGGGGCGGGGTCGCTTTGAGCGGTGCGGCCCTGCTAAGGTGTCCGGGGCGTTCAGCCCAGAAGAGCGGCGGCGGCTTCCTGCCAGCTTGTGAAATCGTAGAAGGTGCGCCGCTCCCGGTTCGTGTTCTCGTCGGTGATCCGGGCGACGATCCGCCGCCCCGTGCGGGGGTCCCATCCTTCCAGCCGATACCCGGCAGCCTGCAAGCGGCGGGCTGCGGCGTTCTCTTCGCGGTTCCGCTGGCGAATCTGTTCAAGTGTCATCATGTCGTGTTCTCCCTTCCTGTTAGTCGTCGATGGAGCAGCAGCTCCAAAAGGCATCTTCTACGGTGTCGTCGCTGAAATCGTCCGGGGTGCCGTTGGCATTCACAACCAGCTGCACCCGGTCAAAGATGCGAAGATCGGTTTCAGCATCCACCAGAAAATACCAGTCGTCGCCGTCCAGCGCGTCGCTGCACCAGACTTCAATCTGGTTTTCATCGGTGGCGGTCATGCCTTTCACAATGGCCGGGGCGATGTACCGCCCCAGAGGGCCGACGGTGTAGGGACAGGCGGCGGAAGCGGTGGGGGCCAGCAGCCCGGCGGCAAGTGCCAGAGCAGCGGCGGCGGTTGCGATCTTCTTTGAAATTCTCATGGTTCAAATCTCCTTTTGCTTTTCAGGTTTGCCCCGGCGGGCTGCCGGGGGAGTGGGGCGGGGCCGCTTTGAGCGGTGCGGCCCCGCTGGGGTATCCGCTTGACTATCACCCCCGATCTGTGGTAAACTGGCTTACAAGATGGACGTTCGGAAATTCATCTTGCAAGCCTGTCACCTGCTCAGTGGGTGGCGGGCTTTTTCTTTGCCCACTCTGCCAGCAGTTCCGCCCAAATCCGCCGCTTGACGGATTCGGGGAGCTGGAAAAACTCTTTGCTCATGCGGTTCACTCCTTTCGGCTTACTCGCAACCGCTCCGGCTTGTCGTCCGGCTCGCTTGCTGTGGCCTAATCTTAGCATGACGGAATGCCACTGTCAAGCATGACGGAATGCTTTCTACGTTTTGCACAAAAACATGACGGAATGCTTGTTGATTTTTGCATGGCGGAATGCCGCTGAATTTGCTATAATATAATAAACGCAGGCGCGAAAAGAGGTGATATAATGCCAATCTCGGAGAAAAAGAAAATCACAAATAGCCGATATATTGCAAAATGCGATTCAATCCAGATTCGACCCTCGAAAGATCGGGGCGGAGAAATCCGGGCAGCAGCGGCGGCGGCTGGACAGAGTGTGCAGGCCTATATCTTGCAGGCTTGCGCCGAAAGAATGGCCCGTGATGGATTCACCCCGGCGGAATCCGGGGAAGAAGGGGGCTAAGGGGGGATAATAGGGCGGCATAGAACCTAGTTCACCGTTACCGATGGGGCGATATGCCGTTAAGTGAAGAATCTGACCCCTTCGCCCGGCGGCATTTTGCCGGATCATCCGGCGGCGAAACTGTGCCGCCCTGGAACGGTGTCAGCGGGACCCGTGCCGGGTGCCCCGTGCGGGTGGATCAGGTGCAGCCGGAACCAGTGCCCGCCGGCCCCGGCCCCGATCAGAACCGGGAAGGACCCGCCCCGCCTCGATCAGCAGCAGAAACGAAAAAAGCCAGAGTGAACGGCCCGCGCCGCCCGCCCTGGCTTTTCTTCTGCCCGCTGCCCGCCCCGATCAGCACCGCCGCCGCCCCGATCAGCACCGGGAAGGACCGCGCCGCCCACGGTGACGGCCTGCCCGATCTGCCCGGCCTGGGCGGTGTCGGCCTGCCCGATGAGCAGCGGACCGCCCGCCCGATCACCTGCCCGGGCTGCTCCTTCCAGCCGGACACCGCCGCCCTGATGACCCCGCCGCCAGCCCAACGCCGGAGGGGTCAGATTCTCCACCTAACGGGATAGAGCTTTAGGCTTAGGGCTTAGACCTAGAGGGCTAGAACTCGCCTTATCTATCCCCCTACCCCCTTCCTTCTCCGGCCAGGCCCCGGCCCTCTCCGGCACCGCGGCCGCCCCGATGAGCAAGGTACTGCCCCCCGGGGGCGGGGCGAATGCGGGTTCGGAAGCCCCAAAAGTTTTCTAGGTATCAATTTTTTTGAAGGGCTTCCCCCCTCCGGCCCGAAAAATAAGGGGGCGGGTCAAAAATTTCAGGGATTTGGGCACCATGGCGGTGGCGGCACCGGGATGGTGCATACCATATTGGTGGAACCAACAAAATGGTGGCTGCTTACAATTTGTAAGCGGCTGATGATTTTGTTGAGGGCAACAAAATCGGGTGGAACACGCATTTTCACAATGTCAAGAGGACTGACTATAAATTTCCTGCCAAAAATATTGGAACGATTTTAGAAAAAGTACACAAAAAATTAAGCAATGTTCGTGAACACCGACGGAGGAAATTTTGATATAATAGAATAAACGCAAATAAAAGCAAAGCAAAAAGTAGTGCCAAAGTAGTTCACTCTTTTGTCAAAATTGTTTGCTATAATCATCAACTATACTTTTGAAAGGGGGCATGGTTATGACTTACAGCGCACTTGAAGTTGCACGGTATATCATTCACCACGAAGCACAACAGGGGCGGACGGTTAGCAATCTGAGATTGCAAAAGCTGCTCTATTTTGTGCAGGTTCAGTTTGTTGTGAACAGCCATGATGCCGCACCCTGCTTTTACGAAAAGATGGAGGCTTGGGGCTTTGGCCCTGTTGTTCGAGAAGTTTACTATGAATATCGGTATTATGGCGGTGCTATGATTCCGCCTGACCGGGACTTCTCAACGACGATTCTGCCATGGGATCAAAGTATGATTGATGAAATTCTGGATGAATGTGCAAAGTATTCGACTTCGGCTTTGGTCGATGCAACCCATGCACAAACACCGTGGCAGGATGCACGCCGTAATCCGTACAATAACGAAATCACGCTAAATTCGATCTACCAGTATTTCAGAGGTGCAAAGAATGGCGAATCCTGACGATTCAAAACCGAAAAAGCTCTCTCCGCAAGTGATCGTTGCGGGAAATAATGTCGTCGGCACAGCGAACCATCAGTCATACAGCAAAGTTGTTGACGAAATGGAAACTGCTGTAGGTGGGCTATGCGAGATGCTGTCACATTCCCCGGAAGTTGGAATGGACTGCGATGAATGGATTTCTCTATTGGAAGAGTACGTTGCTCAACACCGCAATCGAATTTACTATTCCGCAATAAGCAACTGCGTGTTCAAAATGGATGAGCAGCAGTTTTCGGATTTTCTGTCGAATATGGGCGAGGTTGTGGATTATGCAACGGAGCATAGCCAGAGAGATGAGGATTGGCAGAGTGAAGATCGGCAAGACCTTTACCGCACAGTCATAAAGTTTTACGATCACGCAAACCTTGCACACCAGCAGCAGGTGACGTTTTCGAGTAAGAAAGAAGCACTTCGAGAAGATGTGAAGAATGAAGTCCATGCGACACTAGACCCCAAAATCTCGGAGATCACAAAGGAAATGACATCACAGCTGGTGGGACTTATCTCAATATTTACGGCGTTATCCTTTATCGTGTTTGGCGGCATATCCTCTTTGGAAAGCATGGTAACTTCGCTGGAAGGTACGCTGGATAAGTATGATTCGGTTTTGCCGATTCTGATTCTGGCAATGGCATGGGCGTTCTGCATGATGAACCTGCTGTTTGGGTTTATGTATTTTGTGATACGGATTACTCACTTGCGAAAACCCGTTGACGAAAATGCAAAGAACGTAGTGCAGCGATACCCGGTGGTGTTCTTGTGCGATTATGTCATAATGGCTTTGCTGATCTTGTTCAGTGGAATGTGGTTTGCAAAGAAAGCAAAGGTCGGAAGCGGCTTCTATAAGTTCTGGGTAAGTGACCACCCGAACATCACGTTTATAGCAGCGATTCTGGTATTTGTTGTGGTGTTCGCAATATTGGGGATTATCCTGCTGAACCTGTATAGGAGGAAAGACAGCAAGAATACTGCAAGCTGAAACCATCTTGCCAAAGGCGGCAAAATGGTGGCAGTTCACAGAATGTTTACATTTACAAGCCCCGAAACAGCCTTTTGGGGCAAAAGATGAGACACTATGAGACGTTTTTAGTGGTATAATTGGTACAGTGGATTTATGGAAGAAGCCCAACGGTGGAAGCACCGAGGGGCTTTTCTCATATCCGGGTGTGCCGCAGGACCGGCGGCACCACATAGATGCTCTGTCAGACTTTTTGTCTGGCAGGGCATTTTTTATTGCTCGAAAACGGAGGGGTCATAAATGGCAAGGCGAAGCGATGAGCGAGAGGCCGCCCGCGCTGAGTACATGGCCCGGAAGAAAAAGGGCGGCGAAGTCAATCTCCGGCAGCTGGCGGATGATCTGCACCTCAAGTACGATACTGTCCGGCGGTGGAAGTCGAAAGACGGGTGGGATACTCCCACCGGCAGGAAGCCCGGCGGACAGCCGGGAAACCAGAATGCCGTGGGCAACGGCGGCGGCGGGGCACCGGCGGGCAACCTGAACGCCGAGAAGGACGGTGCCTATTCCCGAATCTTCTTTGATAAGCTCACCCCGGCGGAACAGGATGCCTTTGACACGGCACCCCGGAACGGCGTGGAAGCCCTGCAGCACGAGATGGGTCTTCTCAAACTGCGGGAGTTGAAGATTCTGGAAAAGATCAAAGAGTACGAGGACATGGACCCGGACACGCTGATAACATCCAGCGTGCTGGATATGCGTGTTCCGGGAAAGGTCGGCAAGGCGGGAAAGAAAGAAGACGGAAAGATACAGACCATGGGAATGTACAGCCGTGATACCCCCTTTGCCCGTATTCTGAAATTGCAGGATGCTTTGTACAAAACGCAGGGCCGCATTGCCGCTGTTGCCGGTGCGCTGCGGGCGGCGGAAGAAGCCGACCGCCGCATGGAACTGGAACGCAAGCGGTTAGAGCTGCTGCGGATCAGAGCAACGGGCGAAGTGCAGGAGGGCGGTGACGAAGATGGCTCTATACACCAGTAAGGCCGTGGCGGAAGTGCTGGGCGTAACGGAACGCCGGGTGCGGGAGCTGCGGGACGAGGGTGTGCTGTCTGAGGAACGGCCCGGCATCTTCAACATGAAAACCGTCGTCAAACAGTATCTCACCTATAAGATCGGCGACAAGGACGATTCATCCCGTCTCACGGCTGCCCGGGCGGACCGGGAAGAGACCCGGGGCAAGATCGAGAAAATGAAGATGGAGGAAGCCAAAGGCGACCTGCACCGCACCGAAGATGTGGAGCGGGGTCTGAAAGCTATCTTTGCCAATTTCAAGAACCGTTTGGAAACCATCCCGACCAAGTACGCCAAGACCATGGCGCAGCTCACAGACCCGGTGGAGGCTCACGACATCCTGCAAAAAGCGGTGGAGGAAGCCCTCATTGAGTTAAGCAACCCGGATATTGCACTGGCCGAGCCAGAGAAGGAGCCGGAAGATGAGCAGGAAGAATAAATGCCGGGGCTGCGTATGGGGCACCCGGCTGAACGAGATCACGGCATTCTGCCCGTTCCGGCAGTGCGTCAAAAAGGGAGGCGGGAACCATGGCAATGATCCATCTGGAACCGCAGACATTGGAGATGTTCAGCCGGGCACTGGACGGGCTGAAACCGCCCCCGAACCTGTCACTGAGCCAGTGGGCAGATAAATACAGAAAGCTCTCTGCTGAGGCTTCGGCTTCACAGGGGCAGTGGAACACGGACGCTGCGCCGTTCCAGCGAGAGATCATGGATGCTATCGGAGATGTTCACATCCGCAAGGTGGTTGCCATGATGTGTGCGCAGGTCGGGAAGACCGAGGGCCTTGTCCTGAACACCGTCGGTTTTTACATGAGCTACCACCCGGCATCCATCATGGTGATGCAGCCCACGGTGAATCTGGGCGAGTCCTTCTCGAAAGACCGCCTGACCCCGATGCTGCGAGATACGCCGGCACTCCGGGGTTTGGTGAACACCAAGAGCAGATACTCCGGCAACACTATCACAAAAAAGAATTTTCCCGGCGGAATGCTGGTCATCGTGGGAGCCAATGCCCCCACAGACCTGCGCAGCCGCCCCATCAAAGTGCTGCTGGCAGACGAGGTGGACGCTTACAAGGCCAGCGCAGGCAAAGAGGGCGACCCGGTCATGCTGGCAGAGGAACGCCAGACGACATTTTGGGACTACAAAACGGTCATGGTTTCCACCCCGACCACAAAAGCCGCCAGCCGCATTCTGGACGAGTTCAACAACTCCACGCAAGAAGAATGGACGGTGCCTTGCCCGAACTGCGGTTTTTATCAGCCGCTCGTGTGGGACAACATGGTGTTCGACAAAGACAAGTGGCCGGACGGCGGTGTGCAGTACCGCTGCGCCGAGTGCGGCTGTTTGGACAACGAATACCGCTGGAAGAAAGGCAGCGTAAAGGGCAAGTGGGTGCCGGAGCACCCGGAACGCTCTGTGCGCGGCTTCCACATGAACAAGATGGGGTCCACGCTCTGCGGGTGGGACGAGATCGTAACAAAGTTCATTGCTGCCGATCTGGACGCTGCCCGCGGCGATTACGAGAAGATGCAGGTTTTCGTGAACACAAACCTTGGGCTGCCGTGGGAGGAACCGGGCGAAACCGTGGAATCCGCTGCTCTGATCGACCGTCGGGAGTTCTACGAGGCCGAGGTGCCAGACGGCGTGATCTATCTGACCGCCGGTGTCGATACGCAGGACAATCGCTTCGAGATCGAAGTGGTGGGCTGGGGCATCGGCAAAGAAAGCTGGGGCATCCGTTACCAGCGCATTTTCGGTGATTTGAAACGGGGTCAGATATGGGCTGATCTGGACGAGTTCCTATCTCAGACGTGGAAAAAGAAGGACGGTACAGAGCTGTCCCTCCGCTCTGTCTGCATGGACAGCGGCGGACATTTCCCGGATCAGGTCATTCGATTCTGCAAAGAGCGGGAAGACCGCCACATCTGGGCAATCAAAGGCCGCGGCGGTATGGATGTTCCGTACATCCGCAACCCGACCAAGAACAACCGGGTCAAAGGTGAGCTGTTCACGCTGGGCGTTGACACCGGCAAGAACCATGTCCTTGCCCGGCTCAAAGTTCTTATCAAGGGGCCGAACTACTGCCACTTTCCGGCGGCAGAGGATGCAGGCTATGACGAGGCTTATTTCAAGATGCTGACCGCAGAGCATAAAGTGACCCGCTGGAAAGGCGGGCGCAAGGTGGAACGGTGGGAACTGAAAGACCCGGCGCAAAAGCGCAATGAGGCTTTCGACGTTCGGAACTATGCGACGGCGGCACTGGAAATCTCGAACCCGCAAGGCCTGGAAGTGCCCGGCGAGGAAACCGCCCGCCCTGCAAAGCAGCAGCACCAGTACCGAAGAAGAAGATCGGGAGGAATCTAACCGATGGCAATTATTTCAAAAGAGGTCGCACAGCGGCATTTGGAAATGTGGCTGGAAGCGGAAGCAGCTGTTTCCACAGGCCAGAGCTACCAGATCGAGCAGATGCAGCTTAACCGGGCCAGCTTAAAGCAGATTCGGGAAACTATCATCTTCTGGGAAAACAAGGTGGCCGAGGTAGAGCGGGAAGAGCGCAACCGGGGCAGGAACCGTATGTATCACTTCTCGCCCCATGACGTGTAAGGCGGTGAAACCATGGCAAATATTCTGGATAAAGCAATCGCGGCAATCTCCCCCGAAAAAGGGTATCGCCGCGCCGTGGCCCGTACTGCTCTGTCCGTCTTGAACAACGGCACGGGATATGGAAACTATGGTGCATCCCGCACATCCCGCTCTATGCGAAGCTGGCGCGTCGGCGGCGGCAGCGCAAAGGAAGACATTGAGGACAACCTCGAAATCCTGCGCAAACGGAGCCGGGATGCTTATATGGGCATTCCACTTGCCACGGGTGCCATCAAGACGCTGCGCACCAATGTGGTGGGCAGCGGGCTGGTGCCCACGCCGCAGGTGGATGCCGACTATCTCCATCTGTCCGAAGAAAAAGCCGACCAGCTGCAGGCGCAGATCGCAAGAGAGTTTAGCCTTTGGGCGGACAGTACGGCTTGTGATGCAAGCGGAATGGATAACTTCTGGCGTTTGCAGACCTTGGCGTTTACCAGCTTCCTGATGAACGGAGATGTGTTTGCCGCAGTTCAGTTTCGGGAGCGTCCGCACTGGCCGTATGCGCTGCAGCTGCGCCTGATCGAAGCAGACCAGGTGTGCAGCCCTGACCGCACGGATCGTCTGGCTCCCGGCAAGGTAAACGGCAAGAGCGTGTTTCAGATTGTGCAGGGAGTGGAGACCAACGAGGCGGGAGAAATCGTTGCCTACTGGGTGGCCAACCGGCACCCGTTGGAATACGAAAACCCGGTGCCGCTGCAGTGGACCCGAGTGGAAGCGCATGACCTGGAGACCGGGGAACCGAACATTCTGTGTGTTACACAGAGAGAACGTGCCGGGCAGCGGCGCGGAGTTCCGCTGCTGGCTCCCGCACTGCCCACGTTGAAGCAGATGGGAAGATACACGGACGCAGAGCTTTCCGCTGCAATCGTTTCGTCCTGCGCTACTCTGTTCATCCAGAGAGATGGGCAAAGCGATATGGCTCCATTCGGAGAAGACCCGCCCGAAAAAGCGGACAACCCGGAAACTCCTGCCGATGAGCTGGCAATCAACCTCAGCCCGGCGGCAGTGTTTGACCTTGCCCCGGGCGAAAAGGCAAACCTGATCGACCCGAAGCACCCGACCACCACCTACGACGGTTTTATGATGGCGATGTCCAATCAGGTGGCGACGAGCGTAGAAATCCCGTCGGAGGTGCTGTACAAAAAGTTTTCGTCCAACTACTCCGCCAGCCGCGGAGCATTGAACGAGTTCTGGCGCACCTGCGGAACGCTGCGGGACAGCTTTGCAGACGATTTCTGCCAGCCGACCTACGAAAAGTGGTTTGCCGAGGCGGTGGCCCGCGGGCGTATCAATGCCCCGGGATTCTTTGATGATCCGGCGGTGGCGAAAGCCTACATGGGCTGCACATGGAATGGTCCGGCCAGAACCAACTTGGACGCAAAGAAAGAAATCGAGGCGGCGATCCTGCGCATGGACAAGGGCATCAGCACTGCCGAGCAGGAAACGGCGCAGATGACCGGCGGAAGCTGGCGGGCAAATATGCGCCAGCGCAAGTCCGAAATGGAGAAAATAAAGGAGGTAGGGTGCGATGGGCAAACCCAGTTCCAAGATGACCCCGAAGACGACAAATAACAAGTTCTGGAAGTTCTGCAATCTGGCTGACAGCCAGAAAGCGGAGCTTTTTCTTTACGGCGACATTTCCGAAACAAGCTGGTGGGGCGATGAAGTTACCCCGAAACAGTTTGCGGACGATCTCGCCGCGCTGGGCGATGTGACCGAAATCACCGTGTATATCAACTCCGGCGGCGGTGACGTGTTTGCGGCTCAGGCCATTGGCAATCAGCTGGAACGCAATGCTGCAACTGTGACTGCCCACATCGACGGCCTGTGTGCCAGTGCCGCCACCATCGTTGCCTGCCACGCCGACAAGGTGGTGGCGGCAGCGGACAGCACCTACATGGTCCACCCGGTGAGTATGGGAATCTGTGGGTATCTGACGGCGGCTGAGATGCGGGATTATCTGAAAGCATTGGACACTACCAGAGAGAGCATTGTTTCCCTGTACGCCAAGAAGACCGGCCACGATGCAGACGAGTGCGCAAAGTGGATGGATGAAACAAACTGGTGGACGGCAGATGAAGCCAAGGAAAACGGCTTTGTGGACGAGGTGGACGACGCTGAGGAAGACGCTGTGGTGGAGAACCGCAACGGCATCCTGTTCGTCAACAGCGTCGGCACCCACCTGCCTTTCAACGAGGCACCCGAATTTGTCAGAAACCGGGCAAAGGCAAAAAAGCCTGCTGCCCGGCCTGAAAATAAAACCCCGGCGGAACTGCCGGGACACAACGACCATGGGGAGGTAAAAGACATGGAAATCAAGACCGTTGATGATCTCCGCAAGACGTACCCCGATATGGTGGCGCAGATCGAGAATGACGCTGCCACTGCAGAGCGTACCCGCATCAAGGAGATCGAGGACAGCACCCTGCCCGGTGCTGAGGACGAGGCAAACGAGGCGAAGTTCGTGAAGCCTATGGATTCTGCGGCATTTGCCAAGGCGGTGATCGCAAACATGAAGGCAAAGCAGAACGCTCAGGGCAAGGACTATCTGGACAAGGCGAAGAAGTCTGCCCAGAACTCCGGCGCAAACGACATCCAGAATCCGCCCCCTGCGGACCCGAAGCCGGAAGACGCACAGGAAAAGGGCCTGATGAACGCAATCCACAAGATGAACGGTGTGAAGTAAGGAGGACAAGGTTATGAGCATGGATCTGGAAAGAAAGACCTATTCCACCGCCCCGGAGTATTTCATTGCCGGCACGGACATCGGCATCGCTAAGGCTACCAAAAAGGCCAGCGTGGCAGTTGAGGCACACGCCCCGGTGCTGCTGGCCGATGGCAAAGTGAAGCCCATCGCCAAGGTGGACGGCAGTAATCCGCTGTCCGTTACCGGGCTGTACGGCATCACCGCAGACAGCGCAGCGGCAGACGAGGAAGTGCCCATCTATCTGACGGGTGAGTTTTTTGCCGACGGTCTGGCACTGCCCGAGGGCGTAAAAGCGGCAGACGTTGAAGTTGCCCTGCGTAATCTGGGCATCTTCCTGAAGTGAGTAGGAGGTAACAACTATGGCTAACGAAATCAGCATCTATGAGCCTCGGTGTCTGGCCGAGGTCGTGCGCACCACTCCCCCGGTGCGCACTTTCTTCCTGGACAACTATTTCACCAACGTCAAGACCTTTGCCACCAAGAGCGTGGACATCGACGTGGTGAAGGGCGACCGCCGCATGGCTTCCTTCGTGCATCCTCTGGTCGGCGGCCAGGTGCTCAAGAATGAGGGCTATCAGACCGAGAGCTTTACTCCGCCCCTGATTAACCCTCTGACTGTCACCACCGCAAACGATGCCCTGGAGCGTATGCCCGGCGAGGACCTGTATTCCGGCATGACCCCCGAAGAGCGTGCTGCCAAGCAGCTGATCGAAGACTACCAGCGTCTGAACGATGCCGCCACCCGCCGCGAGGAGTGGATGGCCGTGCGTACCATCATGGACGGCCAGATTCCTGTTGTCGGCCCCGGCGTGAACAAGGTGATCGACTTCGGCTTCACCAACAAGGTGAAGCTGGAAGGTACGAAGAAGTGGGGTGCATCTGCCGCCAAGCCTCTGGATGATCTGGAAGACTGGGTGGATCAGGTGCTGGAAAACGGCTTTGCCAATGTGGATCACGTTGTCATGGGCAAGACCGCACTGCGCAACTTCCTGGCCGACACCAATGTGCAGAATATGCTGGACAACCGCCGCATCGAACTGGGCATCATCAACCCCAAGGACCTGCCCAACGGCGCACGCTATATCGGCCACCTGAGCAAGCCCAGTCTGGACATCTACACCTACGGTGAGGTCTATCTGGATGACTGGACCGATCCTTCTGCCCCCGTTACCAAGCGGCTGGTGGATGACAACAAGATCGCTCTGCTGCCCTCCAACCCGAACTTCATGCGTGCTTACGGCCTGACTTCCTACATCGACGACACCAAGCGCACCATCACCGCCCAGACCAACCGCCTGCTGCGCACCTATGTGAAGCACGGTCCTGACCGCATGATCCTCGAACTGCAGACCCGCCCCCTGACCATCCCTGACAAGGTGGACAGCTGGCTGGTTGCCGAGGTGTGCTAAGACTATGCTGGACGTGGATGAAGAGTACGGTACGCCGAGCACCCCGAAGCCGCTGCCGACGTTCAAAGACAGGGTGGCACTGGATGTGCAGAACGTCTTTTTTAACCTGAACGAGTTTGCAGAAAAGCGATTTGTGGACAGCAAAGAGATGGTCTGCATCACACAGCACCCGGGCGTTGGCGAACGTGCAGCACACTGGGAGGGAGGCGCAAAGCAGAGCTTCGACCAAGGTATGTACAAGGCTGATCTGCTCCTGTTCGTCAAACAGGAGGACTACGGCCCCATGCCGAAGAATGACAAGCTCATAACGCTGGACAAGAAGCGGGATTACAAAATCAAATCCTGCTCCCTGAAAGCTGGCGTGTACCGCATGGAGCTTGAGAGGGTGAGGTAAATGGCGTATTTCAAAACTGGGTACGATGCCTCCACCATGACGGTTTCCGTCAACGATGAGGAAGTTTACCGGGCACTCGGCGTTCTGGCAGACAAGGCACCGGCGGCGTTGAAGGTGGCGATCAATACCACCGCACGTCAGACGAGAAAGCTCATGCTGCAGGAAGTCAAGAACCGATACGACCTCAATGCGGCCGGAAAGCGCATGATCGAAGACCTGCGCCAGCGTCAGAAAGCGACCAACCGCCGCCCTGCGGCGATCCTTGCCATTATGAAGAACGATCCCGGCGCATTCCGGGCAGACTTGGGCTATTTCCGAACCAGCCCCACGAAACCCTACATGGGACCGTCTGTCCGCAATGCGCCACCGTTCTTTCAGGCGCACGTCCTGAAAGGTAGCCCGATGATAGACCTCGGCGGAACCAGCGCAAAGAGCAAAGGTTTCCTTGTGAAGTTTAAGTCGGGACACGTCGGCATGGTGCAGCGTCAGCTCGGTGTACCTGCGGATAAGGACTACACGGAGAGCGGAAAGAAACGCTGGAAACCAAACGAGAAGCTGGCAACGCTGTCCAGTCCTTCCGGCTCTGCCATGCACCATACCGTGTGGGAGATGCAGGAGCAGACGGTGGAGCAGATGCTGCAGCAGAACACGGAACGCCGTGTGCGGCAGCTGATCGCCAATGCCAAGAGAAAGGGCGTGATCTGATATGGCGGAGAAAATCGCTGGCTATACCAGCGAGATGTGCCAGCAGGCTATGATCGACGAGCTGAAAGAACTGTTTCGGGATATGAAGTTCAACGGGCAGGAAAGCCCGAAGTCCTTGCAGATTTTCAAACAGTTTCTTCCTATCCAGACCAATGACGACGATGATGTGGACACAAACGATTCCATGTACCCCTGCATCATCGTGATCGAGACCAGCGGTGAGCAGAACAATGAGCAGGACCCGCAACTTGTGCTGATCCAGCTCGTGATCTGCTGCTATGACCGCGGGATAGACCGACAGGGGTATGTAGACACCGTGAACATCAAGGAGGAAATTATGCAGCACTTCAAGCGCAAGCCTGTCTTTGGCGGTGCGTTTGAAGTGACGTATCCCCGAAAGTGGGAGCTTTCGGACGATGACGCGGATTACTACTATTGGGGAATCGTGAACCTCATTTGCAAAACCCCGAATGGTTTGAAAAATGAAGAAGTGGAGGCTCTGATATGAGTGACGAAAAGAAAACCACTGCGGCGGCAAAGAAAGCCGCGGCGGTGCAGGAGGAAGCTGTGGTGTACTGTGGCCCGACCATCAAAGGTCTGGCTCCGCAGTACACCGTTTTTGTGGGCGGTGTGCCCGCGAAGCTGGCGGAGAAGATGGAGGCAATCCCTGTGCTGAAAGCCTTGACGGTTCCCCGTGAGAAGTTCGCAGAGATGCGGGTGAAGGTCGAGCAGGACGGCACCAGGGAGAACACCCTCTATCAGCGGGCGGATGCTCTGCTGAAAGATGCTGTCACGAACACTACGGCAGCAGAGTAAGGAGGATGTGAACTATGGCTGTTTCTCATGGCTTTAATCTGACCGAAGCGACCACCAGCGTTTCCGCGCCGGTACAGGTCAGCTCTGGCTTACAGATCATCGTTGGCACTGCCCCTGTCAACCAGCTGGCAAACCCGGCGGCGGCAGTAAACACCCCGCTGTACGTCAGCACCTACAAGGAGGCTGTGGCAGCGGTGGGCTGGTCCAGCGATTTTGCAAAGTACACCCTTTGCGAGGCAATCTCCGCCAACTTCCAGGTGGTTGGCACTGCACCTATCGTCGTAATCAATGTTCTTGATCCGAAAAACAAGAAGCACATCACCGCCCTGGACGAAACCTCTGTGCAGGTCAATGATGGCGTTGCTGAGATCGACAAAGTGGGCATTCTGCTGGAAAAGCTGGTGGTGAAGAAAGACACCACCACGCTGACGGCGGATGTGGACTACATCGCCAGCTTCAACAATGACGGCACTGTGAGCCTTGCGCTTATCATCGGCGGTGCAGGCGATGGAGCAACCACGCTGACCGTTTCCGGCTCCATCCTGGATGCGTCCAAAGTTACCGCTGATGATATTGTTGGTGGCGTGAATGCTGCTACTGGTGCGGAAACTGGACTTGAGGTGGTTCGCCAGGTCTACCCCAAACTGAGCAAGGCACCCGGCATCCTGCTGGCCCCGCGTTTCTCCAAAAACGCACAGGTCTGCGCTGCGCTGCAGGCCAAGTGCCGCAAGATCAATGGCCTGTTCAATGCCGTGTGCTTCATCGACCTGGACTGCAGTGCTGACGGCGCACAGAAGTACACCGATGTTGCGGAGCAGAAGACGAAGCAGACGGCGACCTCCCGCGAGGCATACGCCATGTGGCTGTACGTCAAGGTTGGCGAAACCGTGTACAGCGGCAGTTCCATGGCGGCAGCGGCGACCGTGTACAACGACAGTCAAAACGGCGACCGCCCCGTTGCAAGCCCTTCCAATGTCACAATTCCCATCTCTGCCGCCTGTCTGGAAGACGGCACGGAAGTGCTGATGGATCAGGAACAGGGCACCTTCCTGAACGACTTGGGCATTGCAACCTTCATCCGCTCCGGCACCGACTTTGTAATTTGGGGCAATGAAACTGCAGCCTACCCGAAAAACACCGACCCGAAGGATATGTTCCTGTGTATCCGCCGCTTCTTCAACTACGCATGGACCAGCTTTGTTCTGGACAACATGAGCAAGTTGGACAAGCCCATGAACCCCAAGCGGCTGCAGTCCATCATTGACAGCGAGAACATGAAGGGCAGCAAGTACGTTTCCGAGGAAGCCTGCGCAAGCTATCGCATGGTAGCTGACACCGAGAAAAACACCGCTGCGGAACTGGTAGCGGGTCACTACCACTTCTACCTCTACTGCACTCCGTTCCCGCCTCTGAAACAGGTGAATGTCACGATGGAGTATGAGGCATCCTCGCTGGTTACTGCCCTGAATCTGTGATAGGAGGATATGAACGATGAGCCTGAATATTTCGAGCAACCTCGTCCCCCAGGTTGTTAATAACTACAATGCCTACACCGGGGACGACAAGATGATCGGCTTGGCAGATGAAGTCACGCTGCCCAAGATCAAAAACAAGACCACCACCGTCAACGGCATGGGCATCGGCGGCGACGTTGACAGTCCTGTGCCGGGTCAGTTTGAGAGCATGGAAGCTACTCTGACTTGGAACACGCTGTACAGCTATGCCACCAAAATGCTGCATCCTGGCCGCTCTGTGCAGATTACCCTTCGCGCTGCTATGCAGAACGAGGACAAAGATGGTGGTTATACTTACAAGGGCCTGCGCATTGTGCTGGGCGGCAAGCCGAAAGAGCTTGACCCCGGCAAGCTGAAGCGGGCATCCACCATGGACAGTTCCACCACGTTGGAAGTGACCCGCTATCTCGTCGAGATCGACGGCGTGACCGTCATCGACATCGACAAGTACGCTGGCCGCTACTATGTTGATGGTGAGGACATCCTCGCCGAAGTAAACGCTCTGATCTGATAAGTTGGAAATTCAGCCGCTCCACCGTGGGGCGGCTGATTCTTTTTAGAGAAAGGAACATCAAGATGGGCAATATCGTTAAGTTCGCAAAACCGTACAGCTTCGAGGGCACCGAGTACACCGAGGTTGACCTCTCCGGCATGGATAAGCTGACGATCCAGGATATGATTGACATCCAGAAGAACCTTGCCAACGAACTTGCTTCTCTGGCTGTGCTGGAAGCAACCACTTCCTTTGCTCAGGAGATGGCGACCAAGGCCAGTGGCAAGCCCGTTGAGTTCTTCAAGCTCATGCCACGCGCCAAGATCAAGCAGGTGCAGACGGCGATCCTGCTGAGTCTGAACGCCAAGACCAAGAGCGACCCCGCCAAGCATATCGTCAAGTTCGACGCGCCCTACACCTACAACGGTGAGGAAAAAGCCGACATCAAAGGAAAAACCTTTGAGAGCGTCGATCTGTCCGGCGTAGGTGAACTGAACACTATGAGTGAATCCATGGCGGAGAATCGCCTGGTGGGTTATGGCTTTACCCCGGTGAACACCGGGCACAACTATGCCTATGTGTGCATCATCGCCAGCATGGGCACCGGCTACCCGGTGGACTTTTTCACGGGTCTGCCCCTGTGCGAGGCGGCAAAACTGCGTGATGCCGTGGATGCTGATTTTTTCGAGTAAAGGGTGGAGCCAAGGCTCTGCGCCGGGCGGCAATTCAGCTGTCTATTGCCACACACTCTAACATGACCGACTATCTTTCAATGCCGCGGAAAGAATTGATCCAGCTGTGTGAGGAGGTGTCCGAGGTATGGCAGGAAATGGCGCGTTAGACCTCAGCATCCGCATTATGGGCAAGGTCGATCCCTCTCTGGCGAAAAGCATAAGCCAGGTGAAGGGGCTGACAAACTCCCTGACGGGCGGGCTGCGGACAACCAATTCTCTTGCGAGTACGGTGGCCAACACGGTGGGGCTTATCGGCAAGGCTGGGCTTGGACTGGCCGCTACGCTGACAGGCAGTGTGCTGGTAGGCATGAAGCAGGTGACGAACGAAGCATCAAAGCTGGAAGCGCAGATGGCCCCGGTCGTGCGCTATGTGAACGGCCTGGCAGATGCCAGCGGTAAGGTGTCCGATGCGATAGCCGATAACGGGAAGACGTTCAAGCAGAACTACTCCGATATGGAGAACTACGTCCAGCGGCTTAGTATGGACATCCCCCGCACCACAGAGCAGCTTACGACCATGAGTGCTGCTCTGGGACAGTCTGGCAAGGATGTAACGGAGCAGCTGCAAAGCGGTATTCTGCGTGATACGGCTGTTGCCGCCACCGCTATGGATTTGGATGACCAGACTGCTGGCGACTACATGGCAAAGTGGGAAGTTGCTTTCACCAAGAGAGACGCTGAGGGCAACAAGACCAACTATAGCCATGATGATGTTATGCGCCTGATGAATCAGATTAACTATTTGGGTGCCAATAACGCAACCACGGCGGCGGAAATTGCATCCAGTGTGAACAAATCAGCTTCCATCGGTCAGCTTGCCGGTGTTGACCCCTCGACCACTGCGGCCATTGCAACGGCGATGCAGGCTACTGGCGTTGATACGGAACGTACCGGCACTACGATTTCCAGAATCTATACCAACATTTCCAAGGGCAGCAGTGCAACGAAAGCTCAAAAGGAGATGTGGGAAGAACTGGGATTTACGGCAGAGGGCGTTGCAAAGTCAATGCAGAAGGATGGCACGGGAACTTTGATGAAGGTTTTCGGTGCTGTCAACCAGCTGCCGGATGAACGGAAAATCGCTGCGCTGAACACGTTGTTCAACCAATGGGCAGTTGAAGGATCGGCAAAGGTAACGAACAACCTTGATCTGCTGATGAAGACCCTATCGGAAGTCAGCGATGAGGCGGCTTATGCGAACAGCATGGAGCGGGAGTTTGCCATCAACACGGGAACGGAAGAAAGCCTGCGCACCATGCGGGATAACGCCAAGACTGTGCTGATGCAAGACCTTGGAGAGCAGCTCTTACCAGCGCAAAAGGAACTGACCCGCCTACAGCTGGACATCTACAAGGGAATCGACGAGAGTTTGCCCGACCTGTCCAATCTGGCAAACTCCATCCTGCCCCTGCTGCGCACGGCAGTTGAAGGCATCGGCGGGGCGGTACAGGGAGCATTGCCATGGATTCAGCAGGGTATTGACTACCTGACCGACCACGGCCCGGAAGCCGCAGGCGCAATCGGTGCAATTCTGGCAACGCTGGCCGCTATGAGCATGGCTCCTACTGCATACAGCGCGGGAAGCACTGCGCTGAGCGTGGTGAAGAACCTGACGCTGGGCGGCAAGGCCAGTGGTGCCCCGGGCGGAAAGTTCGGCGGGATTACCGTCGGCAACCTGATGGGGTTGCTCAGTCCGACCAGCCTTTTCCAGAACACAGTTTCCGGCGGCAGCGGGCTATGGAGCAATCGTAGCAATATCCTGAAATCGGCAAAGATGGGCGCATGGATGGCGAACAGTTCCGGGCAAGGCGGTATCGCAGGGCGGCTGAGTTCTTTGGCAGGCGGCGTGATCGGTGCTTTGAACTCGGATGCGTTGACGAGCGGGAAGAAAAAGCCGATGCAGGCCGTTGCTGGGAAAATCTTCGGAGCGGCTGGCTACATCAACAATGTGGCGAACATTCCAACCAATGCAATGAATGCCATGATCGCAGCAGCGAACCCGGCGGGCACAGCGACGGCGACCATTGGAAACGTCCTTGGTGCTGGCGCAAAGGCTGTCTTTGGCAAAGGCGGCCTGAACCTGACGGGCGGCATTGGAGCTGTGGCTGGAAAGCTGGGCGGCGGATTTATGTCGCTGCTTGGAACCTTCGGCCCGGTAATTACGAGCCTTGGAACCATGGTGGCGGTGGTATCTCTGCTGGGCGACCATTTTGAAGACGTGCGGAACATCGTCGGTCAGATATTCGGCGAGGGTGGGCTTGCTGTCTTCGATCAGTTCACCGGGAAAATCTCTGGCGTCGGCGACACGATCAAGCAGGTCTTCGGCCAGCTCACCACCCCGGAAGGGCTGCAGAGCATCCAGCAGAAATTGTCTGGCTTCAACATCGGCGGTCTGAATCTCGGTGATGTGTTCGGTGCGGCGATGCCCGCCATCCAGACGGTTAGGCCGCTGATCCAGTCCTTTGCTGGTGTGTTCGGCCAGATTGTAGACCTTGGAGCGAACCACATCAAGCCGTTGCTGGTAGAGGTGTTCGGCTTTGTTGTGAACCAAGGCATCCCGGCGGTCATGCCGCTGCTTTCTACCGTCGTCAGTCTGGTGGGCACAGTTCTTGTGAATGCCATCAAGACGGTAATTGACGTGATCGGTAAGCTGCTGCCGGTGGCGGAGCCTGTGGTACTGGGCATCATCGGGCTGGTGAAGGGCATTGTCGGCGTTGTGGTGAACGTGGTGAACGCAATCATCCGCACACTGAACAAGATCAACTTCACGGTTCCCGATTGGGTGCCCGCTCTGGGCGGAAAGCGGTTCGGCTTCAACCTGACCGAAGTGACCCTGCCGAAGTTTGCGGACGGCGGCTTTACCAATGGGCCGTCTCTGGCTGGCGAAGCAGGCACCGAAGCAATCATCAGTTTCCGCCGCTCTCAGCGTGAGCAGAACATCGACACATGGATGCAGGCTGGCAAGATGCTGGGCGTTCCCATTGCATCGGCTATGATCCAAGGCTCTGACTTCGGTGTGGCGTTCCGGCGCACGACGGAACTTGCCAACTATGCGGCGGATGCACTGGAAGGTGCAGCGGCATCGGGCAACGCAACAGCGCAGAAGGTGCTGGATAATTCCAGAGTGCAGCAGGCATTGAGCTTTGCTCGAAGGGCAGATGTGGCGCAGGCGCAGCTTGAGCGGCTGTCTGATTTGGACGGTTACGATTTGAGCAACCTCACCTTCTTCCCGACGGCGGGCGATGCGGCCTTGACGCGGCAGAACCTTGCCATGCTGGAAAACCTGCGGGATCACCAGCAGGAGGCGGAAGTGCCGTCCATCACGGGCGACAATGGCACAAACTCCGGCTCCGGGCAGCCCGGCGGAACGGGAGGCTATCAGCGAAGCTATACCAGTTCCAGCGGAAACACCTACGTTTACGCTCCGAACTTCATCATCTACGGAAGCATGGACCCGGAAGACCTGCGTTCTCTCATTGATGACGGGTACGAGCGGTTCTGTGAGTATGTGGAGAAGTACGAGCGGGAAAGGAAGCGTATGGATTATGGCACTTGAGTACACAACGAAGTCCGGCGACACCTGGGATCAGATCGCCTACACCGTGTACGGCAGCGAGTTGAAAGCTGACTGGCTGATGCAGGCCAATCCTGAGTATATCGAATTTACCCGGTTCGATTCCGGGCTGGTGTTGTCAACACCGGCTCTCCCGGCTGAAAAGAGCGGCACCCTGCCGCCGTGGAAAGCGGGGGTATGAGCATGATGCTGGCAATAGCGAGACCCAAAGGCCGTCAGGCAACGATCCTGCTGAAATATGAAAACAAAGACGTTTCGGCAGAGATCGCACCTGACATTGAAAGTTTTCGATATACGGATGCCGCAGCATCGCAGAGCGACAGCGTGAGTATTACGGTGAATGCCAAAGCCGACAAGTGGAAGAATGACTGGATGCCGGAAAAGGGCGTGAAACTCTACCCGACTATCGTAGTCAAGGACTGGAACATTGGAGGGGTGAGCAGCGGCTACCGGGATTACAGTGCCGAATGCGGCGCATTTGTGCTGGACGACATGAGCTTTTCCAGCACCCCGGACACCCTGACAATGGGCGGCGTGGCAAAGCCGAACGATACCAGTTTCAGTGAACGGAACCGCACCTTCACCTGGAAAAAGACCAGCGTAAAGAAAATTGCGGAAACCATTGCCGGGCGGTACGGGCTGGATTTTGAGTTCGACGGCGACGACCACGACATTGACGCCAAGGAACAGGATGCCACCGACAGTTCATTCCTGCAGGACCTCTGCGACACCTACGCCCTGGTTATCAAGGTCTACGCTGCAAAGCTGTGGGTCTATGACCGGGAGAAGTACAAAGCGAAGGATGCGGTCTGGACGGTATACGAGGCGGCTCCGCCCGGGAATCCGACCGCGCTGTGCGTGGAGCGGGGCAGCTTCAAGTGGAGTACCAAGTTGACGGGCACCTACACCGGCGGCGTGTACACCTATACCAACAAGACCAAGAAAATCAATATCAACGTCAAGGTGGGCACCGAGGAACGGCAGTTGAAACTTTCCGGCAAGGTGAGCAGTGAGGCAGACGCAAAAGCCCGACTGATCGCCAAGCTCAAAAACGCCAACCACGGCGCAACGACCATCAGCTTCACGATTCCGGGCTACCCGGTGGGAGCATCTGCCCAGTGCATCAATGTGGTGGGCTTTGGGAAAATGGCTGGCAAATACTTCATCGACGAGATGGAGCACAGCTATTCACCCTCCGGCGGCTACAAAACGCAGATCAAGGCCAGCAAGGTGGAACAGGAGGAATTTGCATGAGCGAGTTCAGAATCGGCTATGTGAGTTCCATCGACTACGAGAACGCTTTGTGCGAAATCCACTACCCGGATCGGGATGATACCGTGACCGAGAAAGTGCCGTTCATTTCCAATCGGGAATACCGTATGCCGGAGGTGGAAGACCTCGTGGCGGTTCTGCACCCGGGAGACAGCCCGGAAGATGCTGTTGTGCTGGGCACGATCTGGAACGAAAAAAACAAACCGGCAGAGGGCAAGAAGGGAACCTACCGCAAGGAGTATTCCAACAAGAACGGACAGGCGTACCGAAAGTTCGATGCAGACGCAAAGGAACTGACGGATAAGGTGAAGGGAAAGAAAATCCTCGAAGCCGAAAGTCTGGAAATAAAAGTGGGCGGTGCAACGGTAACGGTGGGCAAAAGCGGGGCGGTTACGATCAACTCCCCGGCGGGGATCACCATCAAGGCCGCAGGAACCATGGAACTGTCCGCCAGCACCATCACGGCCAGTGCAGGAACGGTGAACATCACCGGCGGTGGTGGCGATGTGGTGGTGTCCGGCAAGTCCTTGGTAGACCACACGCACACAGGCAACCTGGGCAAAGCAACCAGTGCGCCGCTGTAAGGAGGTGCGGAAATGTATGTTGGCATTTTCGGAGATGTGATTTTCTCCGTGGGGCGCCTGCGGACGCTGACCCTCTCCAACTTCAAGGGTAGCACCGGCGCAGAGTGGGTTGAGCATAAGGTCATCAACGGCAAGGCGAAGCCGGAGTATGTCGGCCCGAAGCTCAAGGAGTACACCTGCGATATTCTGCTGGATGCCGCCCATGGCGTGAATCCGCGCAAGATGCTGAAACGCTTGACGCAGATGGCGGAAGACGGTGAGGTTCACTACTTCATCATCGGCTTTGCCCCGCTGTCAGAAAACCGATTCAGGATCACCGATGTAAGTGAAAGCTGGGATGCCGTGATAAAACACGGCCTGCTGGTACAGTGCAAGGTGAGCCTGACAATAAAGGAGTATGTATGATCGACATCAGCAACACGATGCTTGCCCTGTCCGAAGACAGCGCAACGCGGGAGGAAATACAGGATGTTGCGCGGTGCCTGCGCACACTGTACTCCACCCCTCTTGGAAGCCAGGAGGGTGACCGCAGCCTTGGTATTGACCAGGGCGTTTTTCTTGATAAGCCCATCGAAGTGGCAAAGGCTCTGTATGTCCGGGAAGTGACCGAGAAGACAGCAGAGTTTGAGCCGCGGGCACGGGTGGTGCGGGTTGACTGGCTGGAAAGCGACGTCGTCCGCGGCGAAGTGATCCCGAAGGTGGTGTACGAACTTGTCTAAGATCAAGGCTTTTGAAAATCTCCCCGACATTGAAGTTGAAGGTGCTGAAACGCTGGAAGAAGCCATTGAAGACTGCAAGGCTCTGTATGCAAAGTTCGATAAGGAGCTTGACGGAACAGAAAGCACCCCGTTGGCACGGTGCAATGAGGCGCGGCTTGTCCTGCTTACACTGGCGCACCGATCCCATCACACAATCGAGTATGCCACGAACGCTCTGAAAGCGGAACTTCTGCCCACAAGCACCGGGGCAAACCTGGACAACCTCGTTCCTTTCGTGGGAACGGAACGCCTGCAGGCTGGATATGCCACCACGGTGTTGCGGTTCACGCTGGCCGCTGCCCGGACGAGTGCAACGATCATCCCGGAAGGAACGCAGACCCGGACGGCAGACAAACGGTATTTCATCACGAGCGAGTATGCGGAGATTCCGGCTGGTGAGTTGACCGTGGATGTTCCGGCGGTGGCGGTAGATGCCGGCGCAGACAGCACGGGAATTGCCATTGGCGAGATCAACGTGCTGGTTGACCCGATCCCGTATGTGGCGTCGGTGGAGAATACCTCCGTAACCAGCGGCGGCGTGGAAAAAGAGGACGACGATTCCCTGACAGAACGTGCCTACATTGCGCCGTCCAATGTGTCCGTGGCTGGCCCGGTCGATCTGTATGAATACTTTGCCCGAAGCTGGCGCAGCGACATCACCGCCGCAAAGCCTATCTGCGAGGATGGGTACACGGTCTATATCTATTTCCTGCTGAAAGATGGCCGGCTTCCGACGGAGGAAGAATGCCGAGAGCTGGAACGCTACTTTGCAGACATAAAGAAGCCGATGGGTGATCTTGTGGTCGGCGTTCCCCCGGAGGAAGTGCCGTACAGCATCAACCTGACCTATTACATCGCATCCAGCAATGTCAAAAATGCAGGACTGATCCAGAAGAACGTAGAGAAAGCCGTGGAGGAATATAAGACCTGGCAAAGAAAAATCGGCTTGGACATCGACCCGGCGGAACTCATCATGCGGGTGCGGGAGGCCGGGGCGAAACGCCCGCGGCTGACTGCCCCGGTTGATACCGTAGTGTCCAAAATCCAGGTGTCGAAGGTGACGGAGTGCAAAATCACCTACGGAGGTATCGAAGATGATTAAGATCGGTGATACCGGCCTTTTGGAAGGTCTGCCGCCCGGCATTGCAGAGCAGCACTGGGTTAAGATCATTGACGCAGTATATCGGGAGCGGCTGAAAAAAGAACTGAAAGTCATCGAGCGCATCCACGTCTACACCGCAATAGATTCTTTGCCGGAAGACCTGCTGGATGTTCTGGCGGTTCAGTTCAAGGTGGACTGGTATCGGGATGATTACCCGGTGGAAACAAAACGCCGGGTAATCAAGACGGCCATGGAGGTGCGGCGGTACTGCGGAACTGAATGGGCGGTGAAGCAGGCAATCTCAGCAATCTACCCCAACTCGGAGATCGTGGAGTGGTACGACTACGGCGGAACGCCAGGACACTGGCGGCTTCGTGTCAACATCACGGAGAACGCCGACATCTCCTACTACACCATCAAGAGAATGGAAGACCTGCTGGGATATGCCCGCCGCTGTACGGCGCACCTGGAAGGGATCAGCTACCTGATCTTCAACAATACGACCACAGCCTACGTCGGAGCTGGCTACCACGGCACAACCCAGCGTGTGGCCGTGCCCATCGCTGGCACCCTGCGCCCCCGTGAATTGCTGTCCACGACCTACGCAAAGGCGGGAGTGTGGGGCACCCGGCAGCAGGAATCGGCGAAGATCATCGGAATCCTGCGGCCGAAGGACCACAAGGCTGCCACATACGCCCCGGTGGGCTGCGCTGCGTACCGTATGCAGATGGCAGCCCGCATCAAGGGCGATATTCGCCCGGTAGACCATACCGCAACGGCCCAGGCCCCGGTAGGCGTGGCAGCGGTACGGCAACAAATTGAAATCAAAATCGGAGGTATGAACACATGAGTTGGAACAACAGTCTGTATACCAACGTCGGCACGAAAATGATGAGCGAAGTTCTGTCCGGCGCAACCATGACGATCACCAAAGCCGTGGGCGGCTCCGGCACCACGGCAGCGGAATCGCTGGCAGCACTGACCGACGTGAAGGAACAGAAGCAGACCCTTAAAATCCTTGGCATCGAGGATGCAACCGACAGCAGCGACGACGACGTGGGCAAGCGCATCAAAATCCAGATCACCAATGGCGATCTGGAAACCGGGTACATCCTGCATCAGGTCGGTATCTATGCGAAGCTGGCAGACGGCGAGGAAACCCTGCTGATTATTATGCAGGACGACCGCGGCGTGGAGATTCCGTCCCACACGGAGAACAGCGATTTTTCCATCGAATTGTACGGAATTATGGCAATCTCGAACCTTGCCAACATCAGCGTAACCGTTGACCCGAACGCCGTTGCATCCGTGAAGATGGTGAACCAGCAGATCGCGCAGGTCAACACCAAGATTGACAAGACCAAAGAAGATTTGCAAAAGGAAGCACAGGAAACCTACATGTCTCTGTCCGGCGGTACGCTGACTGGCCCGCTGGTTATGCCCGGCGGCGGTGAGGTTGTCAGCATCATGGACAATGCTGCCACTCACAACATGGTCTACCGGGGCAAGGCACTGGGCACCAGCGTCACGAGCGAGCAGTGGGCGGCCATCAAAGTGGGCACGTTCAAAGACCTGTACCTTGGCGACTACTGGTCTATTGGCGGCATGGACTACATCATCGCCGCTTTTGACTACTGGTATAAGTGCGGCGACACAGCCTGCAATACCCATCACGCCGTAGTCATTCCCCGCAGCCAGCTGTACACCTACAAGTTCAACCCCACCAACACGACCGAGGGCGGCTACGTCGGTTCTGACCTGTACAAGAACGGTCTGACGCAGGCAAAGACCACGTTCAACACTGCTTTTGGCTCTGCTCACATCTTGAACCACCGCGAATATCTGGTCAACGCCGTTACCAACGGCAAGCCTACCGGCTCCGATTGGTACGACAGTACCGTTGACCTGATGAACGAAAACATGGTCTATGGCGGCAGACAGTTCAGCCCCATGCCGGACGGCACCGACCCGTGGAACACCTGTCGAAACTATACCATCGACAAGAGCCAGCTGCCCCTTTTCCGGCTGGCTCCGTGGATGAGCTTTGTTCGTGACCAGTGGTGCTGGCTGCGAGACGTCGTCTCGGCGGCCCGTTTTGCGGATTGCTACGGCGCCGGCTCTGCGGACTGCGGCGGTGCCGGCCACGCCGGTGGCGTCTGGCCTGCTGTCGGGCTGATCGGCTGATCGAACATCCTGCGGGCTTGTACCGCAGGATTGAGACAGCCCAGAAGGAAGTGAAAAAATGTCCATCCCGAAACACGAACGCACCCCGTCCCGGCTGGAAGCGCAGCACTTGGCGCGGAAGATCAGCATGGAGATCACAACGGAGCTGGCCCGGACGTTCGGTTACAGCAAAACCAAATACGAGAAGCGCGTCGAGACCATGACAAAATATCTGCCGCCTGGCCCCGAAAGGGAGCAGGCGGCCGCGCAGATTCGAGAGCAGGAGCAGGGTTTCAACCTGTGGCTGATTGAGCAGGAACGCCGGAGGATGCACGATCTTTCCCGCGAAATTCCGCTCCATCTCCGCGCTGCAAATTCTATCTGGCCGTCTTGCCAGATGGAACTTGATGCACGACGGCTTGAGCTTGACAAAGCCATTGCCGCCTGCTGGAAGTTGCAGGATGAATTGCAGTATGTGGCCGAAGCCATCCCGGCAGATTTTAACAAATACACGGGCATTGTGCTTGAAATTGATAAGCTGGTGGCCTACATCAAGAACCTGCGGAAGTCTGACGCAAAACGATTCAAAGCAGCGGCGCAAGCCGCTGCAAGTCAGAAACAGTAAACACATTGGGGCAGCCTTTGTTCGTCGTCTCGGCAGCCAATTTTGCGAATTGCAACGGCAACGGCAATGCGAACTGCAACAATGCCAGCAACGCCAATGGCGTCTGGCCTGCTGTCGGGCCTTTGGATTTCGCAACTGCACATGATGGGTAAAGCCCAGTGCAGCTCTGCGAAAGGAAAGGCTGTCCCTTCGTGGCGAAAGCTGCGATAAAGCCCCGAAAGGGCATCAACAGCGATGCTCCCAGTTACGACCGATGGAGCTATCACGCTGTTTTTTATTTTCTATGACAAAATTTGAGGATGCAAACTTTCTGTACGAAGCAGGAACGAAAGCAATCAAGCCGTCACCGTACAAGTACGGCACACAGCTTTTTGAGATGAACCACCTGCTTGAAACGGCAAAGCTCCAACGGGCTTTCCAGACGGGAACCTATGAGCCGCAACCGGGCGTGAAGTTCGAGATCAAGGAGCGAGGGCATGAACGCTTTATCACCAGCACAGCAACGGCGGACAAGGCTGTGTCGCACCTGACCTGCGACGAGTATCTAACACCGCTGCTGGAAAAGTACCTGCAATACGACAACTCCGCATCGCAAAAGGGCAAGGGCGTGGCGTTCCACCGCCACCGCTTCAAAGTCCATCTGCGGCAGTATTACGAGCGGGAGGGCAGCAATGAGGGCTATATCCTGTTTTCTGATTTTTCCGGGTATTATGCAAATATCCTGCATGATGTGGCTCTTGCTCAACTGGAAAAGTATCTCGCAAAGGAGATCGCAGACCCGGCAGAGCTTGAGCAGGTCATGGGTGTGTTGCGCACCACGTTCAAAACCTACGAGCTGGACGTGTCCCGGTTTTCCGATGAAGAAATTCAGAGAATGTATCGGGAAAAAGTCAGTTCCACGCTCAACCTTGGCGTTCCTGCATCCGCCCTGACCGGGCAAAAGATGCTGCGGAAAGGCGTGGACATCGGCAATCAAATCTCGCAAAACGTGGGAATTTTCTTGCCGGTGCCGATAGACAACTACATCAAGATCGTATGCGGAATCAAAGAAGCCGCCCGATATTCGGATGACTTCTACATGATCGCCCGCACGAAAGAAGAACTGCACGGAGCCATGGCGGGAGTGCGCCGGGAAGCCGCTGCACTGGGCCTTATCATCAATGAGAAAAAGACTCACATTTGCAAGCTGGGCGGCCAATACCGCCACCTGCAAATGCTCTACTCCCTGCACCCGGATGGTGAAATCACCTGCAAGATCAACCCGAAAGCTATCACCCGCGAGCGGCGAAAGCTCAAAGCCTATAAGCGGCTGGTGGATGATGGCCGGATGGAATACCGCGAGGTCGAAAACAATTTCAAATCATGGATTTGCGCCAACTACAAGTTTATGAGCAGGCAGCAAATCCGCAACATGAGCAGGCTTTTCAAAGACCTGTTCGGAAAGGACATCACATGGAACAAGAAAAAAGGACATGGACGGTTACGCTGGCTGATGGGACAAAGCTCGAAAAGCTGACCCTGAACCCCGGTGCGAACACGTTCCACTCTGAAACCGAGATCACCCCGGAAATGTTTGACGGCAACCTGTCGGAGGTGCATATCTCTGCCAGCGACGGCGATATGACGGGGTGCGCCTACCCGGACACCATGCACGATGCAGAGCTTGTGCAGATCATGCAGCCCACCGATACCCCGGACGGCCAGTGGGCTTTTATTCTGCGAGAAATCCCGGCAGATGATCTTTTCAAGGCGAAGATTCGGGCACAGCTTGACTTCCTTGCCCTGAGCACCGACATCAATTTGGAGGATATGTAACATGATTGAGCACAGCCCGAAGTTCGATGACGTGAAGCAGCACTACGATTTTCACCTGTGGAAGAAATCCACGGTAAAGCTGGCCGTCAAAAGAAAATGGATTACGGCGGACGAGTACGAGGAGATCGTTGGTGAACCGTATGCAGCATAAAAGCTGGCCTGCCCTCTGTGAAAGCCTGCTGGACAGGCTGGAAACGCTGGGAGCGGACACTGCCACTGAACGAGCAGAGTTTGGTGTGCTGATGGTGGACTGCTGCATGAGAGGGTGCGGGGCGGACCTGCGCCCGAAAGGAGATGTTGAAGATGGCGATTAAAGCCTATTCCTATGCAAAGGACGGGGGAAAGGCACTGAGCAAGAACTTCCACGTCCGGGAGTTCAAGTGCAAGGATAGGAGCGACCCGATCTTTATTGACGATGAGCTTGTGACCCTGCTGCAGAAAATCCGGGATCACTTTGGCAAGGCGGTGAACATCAACAGTGCTTTCCGCACCGCAAGCCACAACGCCAAGCAGAAGAAGTCGTCCAAGTACAGCCAGCACCTCTATGGAAAGGCTGCGGACATCTGGATCGCTGGGGTGTCGGTGGATACACTGGCGGCCTACGTCGAAACCCTGCTGCCCGGCAAGGGCGGTATTGGCCGATACTACACGGACGGCTTCGTCCACGTTGACGTGCGGGAGGTAAAAAGCAGATGGGTGATACAGTAAGGAGCGGGGTTTGCACCATGGTTGGAGTAATCGGCAGTCTGATCGCAAGTCAATTCGGTGGATGGGATGCTGCACTTTCGACGCTGATCCTGTTCATGGCGGTCGATTACATCACGGGCCTTGTGGTTGCCGGGGTTTTCCACGCCAGCCCGAAGAGCAAAGACGGCGCACTGGAATCCCGCGCCGGGTGGAAAGGTCTGTGCCGCAAAGGTGTGACCTTGCTGATCGTGCTGGTGGCTTGCCACCTCGACACGGTAATGGGGTCTAATTTTATCCGGGACGCTACTGTGATCGCATTCATTGCGAATGAGACCCTGTCCATCATTGAGAACGCTGGCCTGATGGGGGTGCCGATTCCAAAGGCACTGACCGGGGCTATTGAAATCCTGAAACAGAAGTCCGAACAAGACAACATGGAGGAATGAACTATGGGTAACTACAAAATCTCGACCGCAACTATCGTCCGTACTGCTTGCCTGCTGCTGGCTCTTGCCAATCAGGTGCTTTCTGCGATGGGAAAGCCCATCATCCCCATTGAAAGCAGCACCGTGGAGCAGCTTGTGACCGCTGGCATCACCACGGTCGCCGCCCTGATCGCATGGTGGAACAACAACAGCTTCACGAAAGAGGCGATTCAGGCGGACAATGTGATGGAGACCCTGAAAAAGCAGGTACATTGACCCGCCGCACAGCTGAATAAAGCATAGCACAACTCCCCGCTGGCAGCCCTAACCGGGCAGCTGGCGGGGAGCTTTTTGTTTGTCTGGAAGTTTTGCACAAAGGAGCCGCGCAAAGTGTGGAAAGTTTGCGCATTGACAACGGTATACCGCATCTTTTACGATTAAAACGAAAAGAAACGCCAAAACGGAAGGAGGAAAACGGCGTGCGAGTGTTCAAGCATCTGACCATTACAGACCGATTGCGCATCGAGAAGTGGAAAAAGGAAGGGATGAGGACACGAGAGATAGCGGAGAAGCTGCGGGTCAACCCATCCACGGTGTACCGGGAATTGAAACGGGGAAGCTATGACAGGCTGAACGGAACGACGTGGGAGCTGATCCCGACATACAGCCCGGATATTGCAGAGCAGAAGTACCAGGCGCATCTCCGAGAAAAAGGACCGGGTCTCAAAATCGGAAAGGATCACGAGCTGGCTGCTTATATTGAAAATACCATTATAGAAAAGGACTGTTCCCCGGCGGCGGTGTACGGCTATGCAATGGAAGAAGGGCGGACGTTCAAGACGCACATTTCCATCCCGACCGTGTACAGCTACATCAAAAAGGGAGTGTTCCTGAACTTGACACAAAAAGCCCTGCCGCGGCATGGAATCAAAAAGAACGAGTACCAGAAAATCAAAAAGAAGGACCCGGCAAAGGCACCGGCGGGAGAGAGCATCGAAAAACGCCCGGAGGAAGTGAAGACCCGGGAAGAATTTGGACACTGGGAGATGGACACGGTATACTCCGGCAAAAATAAAAGCACTGTTGCGCTGCTGGTACTGACGGAACGCAAGACCAGAAACGAAAACATCATTCTCATTCCGAACCGCCGCGCAGAAACAACGGTACGGGCACTGGACGCTTTGGAACGGAAGCTGGGAGCAGAGAAGTTTGGCACTATATATAAAAGTATCACTGTGGATAATGGAACAGAGTTTGCGATGGCGGATGAAATCGAAAAGTCCTGCCTGAGCGGCAGCCAGCGAACCAAGGTGTATTACTGCCACCCGTATTCTTCGTGGGAGCGGGGCAGCAATGAAAACGTGAACGGCATGATCCGCCGCCGGCACCCGAAGGGCACGGATTTCTCGAAGGTGACAGCGGAAGAAATCGCCGCAACAGAGAACTGGATCAACAACTACCCGAGAAAGATTCATGGGTACAAGAGCGCAGCTACTATGTTCCGCCAATGCCTGCGGGAGCTGGGTTTGACCGCATGAACGACACGAGATGAAAAATCTATCACAGAAAAGTCGATGCCGAAAGGGTGGATAGTAGGTAATACATGGTGAAAGTGAACAGTAAATCTAGGCTGAAAGGCTAAAAAACCTGACGGCCTGTTTGTGTTGTGGTAAAATCCACAAAAACAGAGCCGATTTTTTGGCGCATTTAATGCTTTACTTTTCA